TTGGTAAAGGTTTAACTCAATATGGAAACTTTGCAGAAGGTATTGGTAAAGGATCGGCCGCAGCAGCAGAAGAAAGAGTTTTACAAGAACAATTAGATGCTAAAAGAGAAGCGGATCTGGCTGCAGCAGGTGGATTAGAATTTGGTGATAAAAAAGATATTTTAGCAAAAACCCAAGAAATGAATTTAAGTGTCAGAGACTATAATAATGCGGTGGCTGCTCAGGAGTTAGCTGAATCTGTTATTGATTTTGCTAACGGTAATTCTAATATTGCAACTTTTGGAGCAAAAATTGGTGCTGGAATGGATGATTTATTAGCAGCTGCTGGTGTAAAAACGTTTAATAATGTTGACCAACTTAGTGACACTAAAAGAGCGCAAATTGCACTCACCATTTTAACTAACAGAAATATTAAAGAAATTTTAGGTGAGTCAGGAAGAACTATATCTAATATTGATAGGGATATTGCGAAAAAAGTAGTAGGTAGCTTAGACATACTTAAACTTGATAATATTGCAACGTTAAAAGCAACGCTTGATGATAATATTAGAAGCATTGTTGAAAAAAGAAATCAAGCTCAAAGAAACATACAAGCTTCGGTAAGATTCTTGGCTCCATACGACCCAGACGCCATTGACTCAGAAATATTAAAAATATATTTAGACGAATTAGGTCAACAAATGCCAGCTGGATATACAAGTAAATCTTCTAGCTCAAGCCCTGATTCAGATGCAATATTTATTGACACAACACAATAATGAAATATGACGTCAAACTAGCTGAAGGCGTAGTAGTCAGAGTAAACGCTGATAATCCAGAAGATGCTAAAGCTAAAGCCAAAGCTGTAATTGCAAAAAGGGAAGGATCTATAGCATACGACAAAGTTTATTTTGATTATGAAACAGGTATACAAAACAATGCTTTAAGAGCGCAGTTAGCTGTAGCTGAAGATTTTTACAGAGAAGATGGTGAGTACGTAGCTGAAAAAGAAAATGTATTAAATAGGTTCCCTGGCATTGGGCCATCAGGATATGTTAGAGATTCAAAAGGAAGTTATGCTTTAACACCTGAAGGTCAAGCTGGAATTGGATTAAAAGCTTCTAATAAAAATATTGTTATTGATGAAAATAAAGCAGGCACAGCTGGAGATTATGCAGATTTAGCTGGATATGCTGGCCCTGTTCTTGGAGCTATCGCAGCAGTTAACCCATATCTTAGAAGCATTAAATGGTTAAAAGGGGCTTTAGACTCTAGAATAGGCAGAGCTTTGTTGGTAGGAGCTGGTTCAGGTGCTGGTAAAGCAGCAGAAGAAGCAAACGAGATTGCTAGAGGCGTTCAAATGCAAAACGAAGAAGAAGTAGCAAAAATGGTAAAAGATGAGGTTGTTCTTGGTACTGTTGCTCAAGGATCTGTTGAGGTTTTAGGAGGTATTTTTAAAACGTATTTTGGCAAAACTGCATCAAGCGGTAATGTAAGAGATTCTAGACTCTTAATGGATGGTTATGATTTAGGGGATGTAGCTAAAATAGATGCACAAATAGCAGTCAAAAAAAATATAACAGATCCTAATTTTAAAGCAACTAGAAAAGAAGTTTTAAAAGAATTTAAAAAACAAAAAATTAAACCTAAGTTTCCAAAAGGTATTGTCACTCAAGCAGCCTTGGGTAGAACTATTCCATCAAGAGGACAATCTATTGCTGAAGCTGTAACAGGTGCAAGCGCAAGAGAAAAAAGAGCAAGTGCAAACTTAGTTGCTCAAATGGATGATTTCTTTAAATCTATAGGAAATGCAGATGCAACTATAGATGATTTTATTTCTGCTGGAGCTGTAGGTAAAATTGCTGGGCAAGAATTAAAGTCAGCTACTAGCGCATTTGACAAAGCAATGAATCTTTCAGATCAAAAGTTAGATCAGCTTTTAAAACAAATGTTAAACGAAATGAATACGGTACAAGGATTAGGAGAAATATCTGGCTCTGCTTTAAAAAGAGAATTGATGGATGGGATTAGCTCAGCTTACAAAACTTGGCATACAAGTAAAAATAAACTATATGCAGCATCTGACAAAGCTTTAGCAAAAGCAGGAGCTATGCCAGCAATACAAAATCAAGTTAGAGGCTACAGCAGTAAGTTTAAAGAAATATTTGATGATGCAGATACAAGAGATGTATTGTTTAAATATCAAGGCAAACCAGTTACTTATTTAAAAGAACTTGCAGAAGGTGGAAATATTGAAAATTTAGAACAACTTGTTAAAGCTAGAACTGAGGTTAAATCTTTATTAGAGGTATTAAAACAAAAAGGAGCTGTAGGAGGAACAAGCTACAGAGTAATGAAGGATGTGTCTGATGAAATAAATAATTTATTTAAAGACATTGCTAGTGGAAAAGCTTTTTTAAGCAAAGGAGCTTTTGCGGGAGTAGAAGGAGCAAATAAAACAGCAGCTATGAATGCAGCAAAAGCATTTGGAAAAGCTAACAAAGAATATGCAAAAGGAATGCAAAAATTTGACAACACTATAGCTCAAAAAGTTATTAATGATATTAAATTTAATAAAGGTCAAGGCAATCCAAATGAAATGTTTGCATTTATTGATGGCCCTGGCAACGCTAGGCTTGTTGACGAAATACTAGCGAACATAGCTCCAGGGCAAAAAGAAATGTTTAGAGGTAAAATGGCTAAACTATTAATCCAAAATGTTATTAAGAAAAGCACCGACCAAACAACAGGATTATTAAAACCAGCTCAATTTAGTACCAACATTTTAAAATACGAAGATACTTTAAGACCTTTGTTTGGAGCTAAGTATGGACAAAACATACAATTACTTAGAGAAATAACCAGATTAAATCCAAAAATAAATAAAAAAGATTTAAACAATTTCTTTAGAGCTTTAGACGAAGACCCATCACAATTTGTTATGGCCAAACCATCTCAACAAAAAACTCAAGCACAGATAGAAGGAAGAGAGCCTGATTTCTTTCCAGGAGATAAAGGTTTTGATACGCAAAAGATGATTGCGGATTATCCTGAGTTAGATACAGCAAACATTATTTTAAAAACTTTGAAAGATAAAGCAGTTTTAGCAGCAGAAACAGAAAAACTAAGCAAGTCTGTATTTATGAAAACTGTTAATCAAGAAACTCCAGAAAAAATTGTAGCTTCTATATTTAGGCCACAATCAGCTGTAGATATTAATTATTTAAAAAATACTTTAAAGCCAGAAACTTTTGCTAAAGTAAGAGAAAATGCTTTAGGCCAACTACTTACAGATGCAGTAAGCGTTGGATCTTTAAAGTCTACAGCTAAACTTTCAGACATATTTAAGCCTAACCAATTTAGAAATGCCATGGAATCTTATGGAGATGAAACTCTTGAGGCTATGTTTGGTAAAGAGCAGTTACTTGCATTTAAAGCATTTCAACAATCATTAGACTTGCAAGTAGGAGCAGCCAAAGGTTTAACAGCTGGTGGAATTGTTGCTGGTGCTATTGGAGCACAAGCTCTTAACATTTCTTTACTTCCAACTATTGTTGGCTTAAAAGTATTTGCAAATGTTATGTCTAATCCAAGAATTGTTAGACTTATGGCAAGAACAGATACTAGCGCAACCATACAAGTTATAGATGCTTTTGAAAAAGCGCTTAGGCTCACAGCAGCCCAAAGCATACAAGAAGAAGCTGGGCAAGTTGAATCTTCTGTTATACAAGAAATGAGACAACAAATAGAATCGCCAGAAAATCAATCGGCAGCAGAAGAATTAAGAGGACAGGTAGAGCAGGTAACGAAACCTCTTTTAAATGCTATACCAGATCTACCAGACATCATGCCTACAAATCCAACAGCTCAAAATACTCAAGCCCCTATAAGTAGAAGCTTGTTGGGTGGATCTTCGCTTAACGAGGATATAGCTCAAAGCTTAGGCAGACTATCTTAGTCATCAAAGAACTCAGGATCAATCGCCACAATACGTTTAGTTGGCCTACCTGTAGTTTTAGTCTTAACATCTTTCTCTTGGATTTCTCCAGAGTTTTTAAGTCTTTCTATAATCTCTTTGACTTCGTATGACTTCATACTTCTAAAGATTTCACGTCTATCTATATCACGTTTGCTTATACCTATCTCACCTTGCGATCTAATAAAGCTAAGCACCTGTTTAATCTTGCCTTCTGTTTCTGAGCCAGCTACCTTGTCTTCACAATTATCTACAAGCAACTGGTCATAGTAGTAGACATAATCAATAGCCCACTTGGTCATGTCGCTTCTGATAACTCTTGTCTTTGGATTGTCAGCCAATGCACATATCAAAGCTAAACGCATGGCCTTTTCTCTAGTCCTTGATAGTAATACTTCTAAGCCATCTTTCTCTAAAGCGTCTTGTTCTTCTATAAGTTTGTATGCAAGCTTGGTTAGTAACTCTTTACTCTCATCATCAAAGACCAAGATACGTTGCTTGAAGTCCATCTCTGAGTTGTTCTTGGCAAGCTCCTCCATTTCATTCTTAGTTTCTCGCACCTTCCTAACCCATTCACATATCTCATAAGATGGTTCTATAAACGGCACCATTCTGCCTACAACTCTAGGTAGCTTAGACTCAACTACAATAAATCTATTTAAAAAGCCATCTACAATTCTACCTGTAGATAAAGCACCGTAAAAATTCTTAGGCACACTCATACCCATAAGTGTTATAGCTGGCTTGATGGTAGATCTATCCATAGCCTCTTGCTGTTGTTTGCTAGACATATTCATTAGCGAATAGTTATCAGGTCTAATAGTACCGTGACAACGGCCCCAGGACTCCATGAGAACCTGCAGAGCGTCTTCTTTGTTAGAGTTGGATGACTTGGCTATACTCTCTAATCTTTTGCCAAACTCGTCCATTACAGTAATATGGGTTGGTCTATGACGCAGCAAGCTGTAAACAGCACCACTTGAGGTGTAACCATCTCCAGCCATTAAATCTATTTGTCCTGAAGCATCTAAGATAGATTCAATAACAGTCTTGGTATTTTCTTTGCCCTGACCTGACTTGGCGATACACATAAAATACAAAGACGAGTAATTGTTCATATCTGATTTATACATACGTCCTGCTGCAACTGATGCCAAACCTAAAGCTGATTGCAAGCTAAGTGCTGGTTGTGAAATCTGCGCAATGCTTTCAGAGTATTCGTAGATGTCTTTAAGTATGCCTGGTGGTGAGTAGAGGTTTTCTGGCTCTTTAATAACTCTGTTCTTGGACATGTAGGTAGGAGCTGCTTGGTTCTTACGCTCATGGGTTTTCATTATAGAATTTACAGTAGTCGCTATCTCCGTATCAGATAAAGGTGGTTTGTTTGTTCTGTTCCATGACTGTAAAAAGAATTGTGCAAAGTCTACATTTAAGCCTTTGGCTATCAAATATCCCGCTAATCTTGCTGCTGTATCATTACGACTGCCTTCTGCTGCTGCTTCTAAAGATAATGGTGTAGCAATAGGCTTACCATTGATCTTATCTGCACCAGTTACTTTTACCCAATCATCACGGGTAAAGTCTGGCAAATCTCCCGTGTCATATAACTTCCAACCAGGGATAATTTGTGGTTCATAAATAGCGCCAGTAGCATGAATATTATAGGGGGCTATAATTAAGCCACCGACGCCTCTTATGTCAATAAGTTTAGCTGGATCGAAATCCGCCGTTCTTCTTGCTACATAAGTCGTAAAATTCTCAGGGTTATTGTAGTAGTAGTGCATACCTTTACCAGTAGCTACTTTAAGCGGAGTAACTGGTAAATTGTTAGCAGCCCATATAACTGCCTCTGGTGTATCTGCATCTATAACTAAGAACTTTCCAGTTACTAAGGCTACGACTAAATCATCACGGCCTTCGAACCATCTTGTTATATCTGCTGTTGTTGGCTGTTCGCTCTTGTACTTTTCCCAACTGCCTAGTCCTTTTGGTGGGACCTTGTTATGGCGTTGTAGCGGAACTACACTAAATCCTGATTCCGCATAAGCAAGCGCTAAGTCCAACGCAGAATCTTCTGCTGTTGCTTTGACGTTGAACACTTGTATTATTCTTCAAAAGTAGTTTCAAGTGATCCATAGATAGATTCAAAGTCAAGCTTACCGTCTGCTGCCTTGATTATCTTTTTAGCCTGTTTTATAGACGGTTGACGCCTACCATACCTCCAGGACTTTGCTGTTGCTTCAGAACATTCAAATAATTTTGCTGCTCCAGCATTGCCGATATAGGCAATATAATCTTTTAAAGATATACGTTTCACTTCTCTCTCCTTGTATTCTGGCTCTAATTTGTTATCGTATAAAGACTCAAGATCTTTGTTACATAACTCTTTGAGCCTATATAAATAATTCACTTTCCATTGATTTTTATTGACTTCGCTCATAGTTGCTTTTTGTAATAAACTTATTTTGAACAATTAGTATACAGACTGAAATTTGTTATGTATACTATTATTTTATCTTTTGGAGGATATATATGAGCGATATTATGAATCGTATAAAAAGCCCAAGTGAGCTAGTCGAATCACAAGGGGCGAAGCTTTTGGTTTACGGAATCTCAGGTGGCGGTAAAACAACTCTGTGTCAAACTGTGCCAGGCAAGACTCTTGTTATAAGTATGGAAGCTGGTCTTTTATCTATTAAAGATGCTAAAAACGTGACTGCTATTGAAGTCAAAGAAGCAGCTGAAATAGAAGAAATAGCTCAGCTATTAGAAAGTGGCAAGTTAGACTATGATACTGTTTGTTTAGACAGCGTGACAGAAATGTCAGAGATTGTGTTAGCAAATGAGTTCAAAAAAAATAAGGACCCAAGAAAAGCTTATGGTGAGGTTATACAAATAATGACCAAGACCATGCGTAGATTTAGGGACCTACCTATTCATGTAGTATTTATTGCTAAACAGCAAGAAGTACGAGATGAAGCAACTGGTATGTTGCATTACCAACCTATGATGGTTGGCGCAAAACTACCAACTCAAATACCTTACTTCTTCGATGAAGTCTTATGTCTGAGAACATTTGATGTTGAAGATGATAAAGGTAAGAAGACAACTGAACGTTGGTTGCAAACAACTCTTGGCTCTAATTATATAGCTAAGGATAGGAGTGGTAAGTTAGAGCCTCTTGAGAAGCCTGATCTATCATTAATTATTAACAAGTTAGGATTTAAAGGAGAAGTATAATGTCTGACTTTGATGGAATAGATTTTAGTAATATAGAATCGGAAGTAGAGGCTTCAAAGCCTTATATACCGAAAGGTGATTATAATTGTATTATTTATACATGTGAGAAATACACATCTGCTGCTGGCAATGAAAGTATTAAGCTTGAATGCAAAGTGCATAACGAGCCAATGTATAATGGCTGGGTATTAAGAAAATATTTTTCTTTATGGCATCCTAAAGAAGAAGTTAGAGGCTATGCAGCATCTGATTTTAAACAGCTACTTAACGCATTAGGTATGAATAATCCACCAGATGATGCAACTGACCTACAAGGTAAAACTTTAATGGTTACTGTTTCAGAGAAAGATAATAGTGATAATCCTAACGAAGATTATCGTGAAACTTCTAATGAGATAGTTGCATTTAGAACGCCGAAGGATGATGGTTTTACTCCGCCTACACAGGCTGATGTACCACCAAGCATGGCTGCTGCGGAGACAGGCAAACCTTCAATATAAAATAACAGGCTTGCTAGGGGCCTCTAGGGTACATGTATACTCCGTAAGTACAATCCATAATCCCACCTAGCATCTACCTATGAAACCACAATCAGCAAAACAAAAAGGTCGCAAACTTCAGCAATGGGTCAGAGATAAACTTATAGAACTCCTGGACATACATCCAGAGAATGTAAGATCAACCTCAATGGGAGCTGGTGGCGAAGATATTATTATGAGTAAAGAGGCAAGAGATGCCTTTCCTTATTCTATAGAATGTAAGTGTCAGGAAGCTTTAAATATCTGGAAAGCTTACGATCAGGCCTCAGCTAACTGCGGTGAGCATGAGCCATTAGTTATTATTAAAAGAAATAGATCTAAAACTTTAGCTGTAGTAGAAGCTGAATACTTTATCAATCTACACAAAGACTAAACCCTTTTCCAATTATCAAAAGACTCCTCTTCTTCAAGATCAGTCATAGCATCAATTTTTTCTTGCGCTTCAATCTCTTCAAGCGTCACTAGGTTACTTTTTTCCTCTACTTCAATTAACATATTAAGATACCATTGAGCTTTTTTAAGGCCAATTAGCTTATCCTTCTTTTCATAGCGCCAGATGTATTTAAGTATATTGCCTTTA